TCACATGTAGTATCGATGAAACATTTTGGGGAAGACTTTTTTGGGAAATCCATTTTTGGACATTTTTTTTGTCCAATTTTCAAAACCCAAAATACTTTATGCCAAAAATGTTTCTGAGACCATAATTAATTTTTATGCTCTGGTCACTGAAAAAATATTTTTTATTTTGTGACGACAAAAAAATTTTTTTTTTTGGCGAAATATTTATATTTTTTTCTTTAGCTAACATAATGGAAACTTTAGGTGACAAAAAGAAGCAACTAAGTAGCAATAAATATTGTTGCGAAAGTTGTGACTACAATACGTGTAGGAAAAGTAACATAGACAAACATTTTTTAACTGATAAACATAAAAATATGACATTTGGTGACAATGGTGACAAAAAGAAGCAAATAAGTAGCAAAAAGAAGCAAGAATTCGATGATAAAAATGTGTGCGAAAATTGTAATAAACAATATATATCAAGAAATGGTTTATGGAAACATAAAAAAACATGTAACGTAGAAGAAAAATCTACTAGCTTAGTAGTTAAAGAAGATACTATCGAGAAAGACCAACTTATTTTGATGTTGGTAAAACAAAATGCGGAACTTATTAAGGAAACTACTGATTTTAAGAGTATGATGATGGAAGTAATAAAAAATGGAACTAACACTAACAGTAATAATACCATAACAAACTCTAACAACAAGGCGTTCAATCTAAACCTTTTCTTAAATGAGACTTGCAAAGATGCCATGAATATAAATGATTTTGTAGAATCTATCAAACTACAGGTGAGCGACCTGGAAAACGTCGGTGAAGTAGGCTTTGTAGAAGGTATTTCGAATATTATTGTGAAGAACCTGAATGCACTTGATATCACCAAAAGACCCATTCATTGTACCGATAAAAAGAGAGAAATCATTTACATTAAAGATGACAATACTTGGGAAAAAGACGAATCACAATGCAAAATGCGGCGGATGATTAAAAAAGTCGTATCCAAGAACCAACGGTTAATACCAAAATTCAAAGAGCAGAATCCAGAGTACAACAAATCATATTCAAAGGTTTCCGATAAATACAATAAGCTGATTATTGAATCCATGGGTGGTTCGGGCGATAATGATGTAGAAAAAGAGGATAAGATTATTCGAAATATTGTGAAAAACGTGGTGGTGGACAAGTCTGTATAATCAATATTCTAACAAGTAACCGTTTTTACATTTTGCGTTTCTACGCAACCAGGTATTTTCGTTTTGGTAATATTTTTTATTTGCGTATAAATTATTTCAATGTTTTTCAAGCTTTTCAGTTTATTTGTATTATTTTTACAGAGTAACGCACCAACCGTAATAATATAGCGAATTTCTTTTTTATCAATGTCATCTGGTAAATTACATACTACATGACAAGAAGAATCGTTTTTTGCATGAAACCATAAGTCATCGTCATTTCCTTTATCAATGACGTCAAAGTTTTCGGTTTGGGTTTTGCCTATGTGAAAGGTGACTTCTCTCTTTATGGATTGTATAAAAATGGATTCGGTTTTCATCTTTATTGTGTGTTAAGTATATGAATGGATATATTTTGCTATACATTTTTATAAAAGAATCAATTTTATTGTAAATGTAAATGTAAATGTAAAAAAGCTTAAAAATTTACAATAGTATAAATGTAACTATGACTGAAATAATTATACCAGAAAAACTTACGGAAACTATAGTAAATATAATAAAGAAAGGTAACGTGTTTGCAAAAATGAAGAAAATAGAACATTTGGTCTATGGATGCGGTATATTGGTCACTCTATTTGGTAGCTCTATTATAATGACTAACTTTCTGAATACATATTTATTAATGAATAATAACAAGGAACAAGATGATTATCAGATATTGATTAGTAAACAAAATGATAAGTTACAACATTTACATTATAAAGTTGACAAAATAATTGAATTCAACAAACAACTTATGATATTACTATTTGAAAAAAAGGATTGTCATAATAGAAGCTTACATCGACTAAATGACGAGTCTACAATTTATGTGAAATCAAGTGTGCCAAGTTTATCGAGGGCAACTAGTTTATCGAGTCTGACATACGAACAAAGTATGGTAGATGAAGACGAACGTCTAGAGGAAGATGAACGTGTAGAGGAAGATGAACGTGTAGAACGAAGTATGGTAGAACGAAGTATGGTAGAACGAAGTATGGTAGAACGAAGTATGGTAGATGAAGAACGTGCTGAAAAACATTGACGAAAATTAGATTTTTGGGGAAGCGCTCGTATTTTTGTTGCTAATAAAGTCGGCATGTAAAATACGCGTTGCTCTAAATCTTCAAGGCTGCATATAAATATTATATTATATTTTTTACCACTTAAACATTAATTGGCGTCTTACCATAACCGAGAAATATGAAAATAGCCTTGTGCTTCATTATTAGCTATGAGCATATTTTAAACAAAGAGGAAATATGGCGCGAATGGATAGAGCCCAACAAGGATATTATTAACGTATATTTTTATTATAAAGAGTTGGCGAAAATTAAATCGCCGTGGATGTTGGAGCATGTGGTGCCGCCGAGTTTTATACACGAGACGAGTTATTTTCATGTGATACCTGCCTATTTGTCGCTTATGAATTTTGCGGCGAAGCATGATGTCGCCAATACGTGGTTTTGTATGTTGACGGACTCGTGTTGTCCGATTATTTCGCCCAAGCGTTTCCGTTACTTGTTTTACCAGAATTATAACAATAGCATTATGAGTTGGAAACGAGCTTGGTGGAATGTGGACTTTCATAAGCGCGCGAATTTGGCGAAGCTACCAGTTGAGCTGCATTTGGCGAATGACCCCTGGTTTGTATTGAAGAGAGAAAATGTAGGGCATTTGTTGAATTTTGTGAATAAACAAAATGACGTTGTTAAATTGATATGCAATGGCGGTTTGGCGAATGAGAGTTTGTTTGCGATTATTTTGCATGGGTATAAGCAGTTGGATGGGGTGGTTATATCGGCGGTAACGCATCTGACCGATTGGAGTCGGATGGCGAGTGCAACGAGTCCGTACCTATTTAAGGATACGAACGAGACGGATATTAAATTTATTGAGACCGAATTGGAGAAAAATAAGTATGCGATGTTTATTCGGAAAATTTCGCCTGAGTTTCCGGATGCCATTTTGCGACATTATATTTATAAGCATGGGAAGGAAGCGGATATGGCGCTGGTTGTTAGGGAGCCGTTTTTTATTTACACGTTATGCAAATATGGGTTGGGGTTGATACTTTGTTTGTGCATTGTATACACTTTTGGGAAAAGTGTAGCAAAATTTACACTTTTAGAAAAAGTTATAACGAAGTAAAGCAAAATTTACACTTTTGGGAAAAGTGTAGCAAAAGAGTAGCAAAAACACTTTTAGAAAAAGTTATAACGAAGTAAAGTAAAATATATTTTATACCCTCTTCTCATTTCAACGCACGATATTTATTTAGTAAACTTATATAAAAATAATACTTTTATATAAGTAATAATGGAAGAACTGATTAAGGAAAATGCGGAATTGAAAACTGAAATAGATAAATTAAAAAAAGAACTACATAAATACTCTCATTCTCAAAAGGAATATTATGAAAACAATAAACATGAACTAATAAAAAAATCTAATGAACGGCTAAAAAAAATAGCAGAAGAAAATCCTGATAAAATAAAACAATATAGAAGGAACGCTTATTTGAAACAAAAAGAGAAAAAGAAACAGAAAGAATTAGAAAATAAAAATAGTGAAATAATTTAGGAAAATATATATAATTTATAAAAGTATTTAAATATATTTTCTGTAGGAATAGTATAAGAGGGATGCCAAAACTAAGATATGATTATAACATGTTGAAGGATATTTGTGATACAGACGGAGTTAAGCTGTTGGTTGATTATAAAGATAAATTTATAACGAGGGATACAATAATCATAGGTAAATGTATTTTATGTGATAATAGTTTCAATAAAAGTTTGAATAAATTACATAAACAACGAAATTTTGGTTGCAATGATTGTACTAAAACACTCAAATTTGATAAAATTAAGAAAACAATGGTTGACAAATATGGTGTTGAATATGCAGCTCAGTCACAAGAGTTTAAAGATAAAATGAAAAATACTACTTTTGAAAGATATGGTGTTGATTATGCATTACAAAGTGATGAAGTTAAGGAAAAAATAAAAGAAACTAATCTAGAAAGATACGGATTTGAGTATGGTTTACAAAATGAAGAAGTAAAAGAGAAAAGGCGACTATCCAATTTAGAACGATATGGGTTTGAAAACCCTTTACAACGTGAAGAAATTAGAGAAAAAATAAAAGAAACAAATTTGGCAAAATATGGTGTGGAACATGCTTCACAGTGTCAAAGTGTGAAAGATAAGGCAATAAAAACCAATATGGAAAATCACGGTGTAGCATATTTTACCCAAACAAATATTATGAAAGAGAAAACGATAAAATCGAATTTAGAAAGATATGGGGTAGAGCATAGTGTGCAAAGGGAAGACATAAAGACAAAAATAAAAGCAACTAATTTGGAAAAATATGGGTTCGAATATGCTATGCACAACCCAGTCGTAATGGAAAAACAAATTAAAAGCTCATATTATTTGAAGGATTATGTTTTACCTTCAGGAAATATTATTAAAATTCAAGGTTTCGAACATTATGCTTTGGATGAATTGCTAAAAGTTGAATTACTAGAGGAAAATGATATTATAACTGGTTGTAGCAATGTTCCGACAATTTGGTATAACGATGAAAACGGGAAAAAACATAGACATTTTGTAGATATTTTCATACCGTTTAAAAATAAATGTATAGAGGTTAAGTCTACCTGGACTTTTCAGACACAAAAAGCTATAGTATTCTTAAAACAAAGTGCGGCAAAAGAATTAGGATATTTATATGAAATATGGGTTTACGACGAAAAAGGAAATAAAGTAAATTTGTATGCATAAATTTTTATGAATAAATTTTTGTTATCGTCACAATTAACTAGTCTTCCATCTGTTTCCACAGCTTATACACTGCACAAAAATTGTTGTCGCTTCGTCAGCCGACCTGGTTTGCTGGCAATAGTGGGTACATTGATTACCCTTACATTTGCGACAAGTAAAAGTATCCGTAGAAGCCGAAATGGTGGTCTCAAATTTGTTCTTGTCCCTAATGATTTTAGCTTTAATCATAGTGTCCCATTTATCAGGTGACAACTCTTGGTGCGTCATAAAGGCTACCACATGGGGTTTCATAGTGCCATCGTTAATTTGCTGCAAAATTTCGCCCTTTAAATTGGTAAAAATGCTGCGTAATCGGTCTAAATAAATTTGCACAAAGAATTTGTTGTCCCATTTTTTAACTACTTTGCGATATTCGGCTTCCTTCAACGCATAATTGAAGACACCTTTTTCAAGATTGGAACTATTTTTTTCATTATGTAAAATCGCATCCAACTTTTGTCTAACATTGGCGCGAAAAGTGTCAACATTATCTATTTTACGTACCGACATTCTGATTGATTTAATTAGTCATAATATATTTAAATCAATATCAATATCAATTTTATTTGTTTTTCATCAAAATGCTTTATAGTTCTAAAACAGGTTCTTCTTGTTGTTCCTCTTCCTCCGCCGCATCATAATCATAAGATTCTTCACTCAATTCGGATCCTAAATCTTCAATCACAATATCGTCGTCACCATCTTCTTCCGTTTCCTCCGTGTCGTCATCTTCGAGTTCACTGCCGCTACCAGACACATTTTCCTCGGTATCACTACTGTCCACAACAAAACCATCCTTTAAATAACCCTGCTTGGTTTTCTTTTCTTTTGGTACCTTCGCCAACTCGTCCAGTTCCTCCTCATCCTCCACCGCAGTAGCCGCCAAATCTTCAAAACCCCCAAATAATTTTTCATAAATCTTGTTCCACAGTTGTAAACTCAAATCTACATAACATTTGCTGCCGTTGTCCTGCTTTACATATGCTACAATAGCACAGCTACCGAAAAACAACACGCTATCAATGGGTGGAGGAAAATCGTATTTGTTTTCCGAATTACCACGTCCTTCCGTTTTGGCATAAACCTCTACAAAATATTTTTTGCCATCATACTTTGCATTCCATTCTACTTGTTTTATGAACCCATTACCCTTCTTAAATCCACACTTTTTATATAATTCTTCCACCTTAAAATCTTTAATTGATAAGCTGTTTAACGCACCTACTTTTTCAACAATGACAATAGTTAACGGTTGTGACATATATTAATAATAATAAATTGAATAGGTTTAAATAGTTTCTGTAATATTAAATATAATAACAACAATGAAGATTTACATTAATAATTTGAATATAGATATTTTATCTACTATAATGACCAACTTAAAAGAACAATACATTAGTTCCGAAACCTATATACAAATATACGCGAACGATGGTATTTACCAAATAAACGACAAAACCATACAAAAATGCAATCCTGTCGACCATGACATCCAATTACATCACAATTATTACGAGAATTACACCCTAATTGTAGACCCATCCTATTACACATTAGAGTCCATCCATAAAATCCCATTAGAACACATCTCTACCAAGATGAAGAAGTATATTTACCAAATAAACAAACACTCCGTCATTAGATTAGTGATTGAAGGTCCCATGATGGAAGAGACCGCCACAACCAATACTAATACCAATCCCAATGCCGCTACTGATTGTCATATAAAACCACGCGACCTTTATTTCGAGACACCTGATACTATTGATATAACCAATACTTTACTAAAAAAAGAAATAAATGTGTTTTTATCCATGTTAAACTAATATCATAATATACTATGTTATCGTGGGTTATTCAAATTACAGTTATATCAATTATTTTAATATTTTTAGTGCATCATTTAATCAATTTTTTTAAAGCGACTTTAACAGTTCCAAAAATAAAAGATTTAGTAAATGCGCCGACTCAAAATTACGAGAATATTTATAATATTTTAAAGAAAACTCCAAATACTTATATAAACAATGAATATTCAGGAAGCTATTCAGACTATCCAAAAAACGGAGAACAAGATTACACATTAATAGATTTACTGCCCAAAAAGGAGGAGCCTTCTATGAAAAACGAATTAAAAAATTTTTTAAAAAAACAACTACATCGTTCGAGTGACGACGTACAGGGAACCAATATCGACGCATTAGATGGAAATATGTCGTCCTTCTCTGCATTCTAATAGGCAAAGCAAGACGTATAATCTTTGTATAAAGATTACTTAAAGATAACACAGTGTTATAGAATATATACAATGTTGACACAAAGCATGAAAGAGACTATTTTAAGTGAATTTCCAAACATAAAACTTTCTTATGAAAATGTCGTTTATAAGAAGGTTTATAATTCAGATTATATCGTGGCAATACCTCAAGGTAAAAAGTGTTTTGCCTGGTTTACAAATTTTAATGAGAAAATGGTATGTTTCATCATGGAGCTCACCAATCATAAACAAATGTTGAATATTCAAATCACCAATGCATGTTTTTCAGATGAATTAGCATATGGGACCATTTTATATGGGACTATGTTCTATCATTCAAATAATAATTTTTTTTGTATTGAAGACATATTTTGTTACAAAGGGACGACTATAGACTGCATGTGCTGGGGGAATAAATTGGCGAAATTGAACATTATGTTAAAGAAAGATTTAAAACAAGTTTCTTATAATCATTCTTTTTTGG